TCGCCTACGTCGTGCGCCATGTCCGCGACGTGCAGATCCTCGTCAACCCCTACGCGGCCACGGGCTACATCGTCTATGACGCCTGGGCTCGCATGGACGGCACCGTCCAGGACTTCGGTGCCTACGTGACCATGGAAGGCACGACCTAGACCGAGTAGCTTGGGCGGGAGGTCGGTGCCCTGGCCTCCCGCCCTACCCGAGGTCGACAATGACCGACGTAATCGCCGACGCCTACGCCACGATGGCCAACTTCCGGACGTTCGTCCGGAACAGCGCCACCACGGACGCGACGGACGTTGACACCCACGACGAGCTGATCGCCCTCGAGGCTGCCGCCCGGGCAATCGAGCGCATCTGCAACCGCCGGTTCACCGTGGCCGGCGTGACCGCCACGGCCCGCGTGTTCACCCCGACCCGGGGCAAGCCGGCCACGACCTGGAGCGGGGCGTGGTGGGACCGGACGACCTGTGACATCGACGATGTGTTCGACGACACGGGAATGGTCGTCAAGTTCGATACGACCGGCAACGGCGACTTCGGGGACGCCATCACGACCTATCGGCTCGCTCCACTGAACGCCGCCGAGTACAGCTTGCCCTACACCCAGCTCATCTTCGATTACGGGACGGCCGTGCCGCTGCTCGCCGAGAGCGTCCAGGTGACGGCCCTGTGGGGCTGGGACGCCATCCCCACCACCATCGAGAACGCCAATATGATCCAGGCCGCCCGGTTCCTGAAGCGCCGCGATGCCCCGTTCGGGGTCGCCGGCAGCGTGGACATGGGCAGCGAGCTCCGGCTCCTGGCCAAGGTGGATCCCGACGTGGCCGTGATGCTCCAGACGTACAAGCGGACCTGGGGGGCCGTCTGATGCTCGCCAACCTGACGGCGATCATGGACGGGCTGGCCACGCTGGTCACGGACGCCGGCCTCGCCGTCAACGTCTACGCCTTCCCGCCCGACGACTTCACCGTCCCGTGTGCTGTGGTCGGCTACCCAACGGAGATCCTGTTCGACATCACGGCCCAGCGCGGTGGGGATCAGATGACGCTGCCGCTGTGGTTCGCCGTGGGCCTGTCGAACACCAAGAGTGCCCGTGACGCTCTCTCGACCATCCTGGGCGATGCCTCGAGCATCAAGAGCACGCTGGACGGCGCGCAGTCCTTCGGGGACGTCAGGGTCACCGACGCCACGATCGACAGGATCACCGTCGCCTCGGGGACCTATCTCGCGGCCAAGTTCGACGTGGAGGTCATCTGATGGCGTTCAAGCACGGCAAGGCTGCCTCTGTCCTCCTGGGCGCGACGGACCTCTCGACCTACCTGACCAGCGCGGACCTGGCGGCCGATCTCGACACGGCAGACACCACGACGTTCCACGCAACCTGGAAGAGCGCCATCGCCGGTACGGCCGGCGGCAAGCTGGAGCTCGCCGGCCTGTACGATCCAGGGGTTGCGGACCTGGCCACCGTGTTCGGTGGCGACCCGGGCTCCGTCCTGACGTACTGCCCAGCCGGCGCGGTCGCCCTGGGCGACATGGCCCGTCTGCTGTCCGTCTCGGAGATTGCCTATGCCGAGTCCAGCCCGGTCGGTGGCGTGGTGGCCGTCAAGGCGTCCACGATGGCCGACGGCGAGATCGGCTTCGGCAACGTCATCCACCTTTTGGCAGAGGAGACGTCCACCGTCGACGGGACGACCGTGGACCTGACGGCACAGAGCACGACCGGGGCCATTGCCCACGTTCACGCCACGGCGGTCACGGCGACCGATACCTTCGATATCACCATCGAAGACAGCTCCACCGGAAGCTCGGGCTGGGCGACCGTCGGCACGTTCGCCTCGATCACCGCCGCATCCGCCGAGCGTATCGTGATCGCCGGCACCATCAAGCAGTACGTCCGGGTCGTGACCACGGTCACTGACGTCTCGGGCACGCCCGCCATCACGTTCCTCGTGGCCTTCGCTCGAACGTAGGAGACTCCAATGGCATTCCGACACGGCAAGAACGCCGGCCTGACCCTGAACACCAAGGACCTGTCCACGTTCCTGACGAGCATGGATGCCTCGTGGGACCTCGACACCGCCGACACCACGACCTTCCAGGCAACGTGGAAGTCCTCGCTGGCCGGCATCCCCGGCGGCAAGATCGAGCTCGCCGGCAACTACGATCCGACCGCCACCACGGGTCCAGGAGCTGTCCTGTGGTCCGCGTTCACCGGGGCGGTGCCGGTCACCGGCCTCGTCTACCCGGGCGGCAACGTCACAGGGCAGGCGCTCTGGACGATCACCAGCGGCTGTCTCGTCACCGCCTACAGTGAGAGCTCGCCCGTGGGCGGCATCGTCACGTTCAAGGCGTCGATTGACGTCGTGGTGCTGCCGGTGCGGAGCGTCATCTAGGAGGTCAAGGTGCTACCGAGCAAGTCACCCGACACCCGAGAGATCGAGATCGAGGGTCAGACATTCACCGTGCGGGGCCTCACGCGCTCCGAGGCTCTGCACTTCACCACCGGCTACACGCCCGAGGCCATGCCGGACGTTCCGCTGTCCGACCGGGGCGACCTCGCCGAGACGTACCTCCTGGCCCATGGGGCCGACGTCACGGAAGCCGAGGCGATGGCCTGGCGCGAGGCGACCGACTACCGGACGGCCGATACGGTCCTCGAGGCCATCCTCGAGCTGTCCGGCCTCATGACCAAGAAGGACGCCGACAAGAAGGACGCCGACCCCCAACCAGGTACGAGCGCGCCCTGATGGAAGGTGCGCTCGACCCCATGGATTTCGTCCTTGCTGAGAAGCTTCACAAGAGCCTCGCCGAGGTCCGCGCCATGCCCAACGCCGAGATCGTCCAGTGGCGGGCCTTCTTCCACTACCGATCCGAGATGCAGAAGCTCGAGGTCACCTGATGACCGAACAGTGGGTCGAGGTCCGGGGCATCCGTGAGTTGTCCTCGGCTTTCGGCCGGGTCGATAAGGGCCTGAGGACCGAAGTGAAGACGCGCTTCCGGGGGATCGCCGAGGCCGTTGTGCGTCGCGCCCGGGGCAAGCTTCCGGGTGGAGGCAGCGGAGACGCTGCGGCCTCGATCAAGGCCCGCAGCTCGACCCGTGGTGCAAGCATCGCTTTCGGTGGCAGCAAGGCTCCCTACATGCCCTGGCTCGACTTCGGCGGGTCCACCGGCCGGGGTCACTCGCCGGGGGCGTACTGGTCAGGTGCCATCAAGCGCGACTGGAAGGGCGTTCCCGTGGGCGAGGGCCGCTACGTCTATCCTGCGATCAGCGAAGAGCGCGAAGACACCGCCCGAGCCGTTGACGAGGCACTGAAGCTCGTTCTCCGGCAGGGCGGGTTCGAGGAGAGGTGAGATGAGCAAGTGGATCCAGAAGGCTGAGGGCTACCTCCAGGGGGAGCCCCTTCGCTTCATCGTTTACGGGGCTGCCGCCGTTGTGTGGGTGGTCGTGGGAGTCGCCAACCAGCTCGGTTTTGCCCAGCTTGGCCCGTCTCTGTCGCTGACGGACTCCATGATCGACGCCACCGCGGCGGCAGCCATCCTCACCGAGCTCGTTCGCCGCTACGTGTCACCGGCAACGTCGTGACCCTGCTAGAACGGCCCAGGACAGCCGCTAGGCTCGGTAGTGGCGTCAGAGTGCCCCTTTCGGGGTTCCTGACCGTCCTGGGCCGTTCTAGCTCGCCACAGGGGGTTTCCTGATGGCCCGCCAGATCGTCGTCGAGATCATCGGTGACTCCACCAAGTTCACCAAGGCCACGGACGCTGCCACCAAGAGCGCCGGGGGCTTCAGCGCCAAGACGGCGGCCATCATGGGGGCCGTGTCAGGGGTTGTGCAGAGCGCGACCACGCGGATCATTGACTCCGTGCTTGATTACGGGGGCGAGCTGTTGGCGCTGGGACCAAAGCTCGAGGCCATGGATGCCAAAGCGAAGACCGTCTTTGGTGACAGTCTCGGCATGGTCCAGGAATGGGCCGCTGGCAATGCGAACGCTATGGGCCTCACCGCCCGCGCGGCTGTTGGGCTTGCGACTAACATGGGCGACCTGTTGGTCCCGATGGGCTTTACCAGGGACGAGGCTGCTGGCATGTCGGAACAGGTGATCGGCCTGTCCGGGGCGCTCTCGGAGTGGAGCGGCGGGACCCGGACGGCCGCAGAGGTCGCCGACATCCTCCAGAAGGGGATGCTGGGAGAGCGGGACGCGCTGAAGAGCCTCGGTATCAGCATCACGGAGGCCGACGTGGCTGCCCAGCTCGCCGCTGACGGCAACGACAAGCTCACCGGCTCCGCGCTGGCCCAGGCCAAGGCACAGGCCACGCTCACGCTGTACATGGCTAAGACCAAGGACGCCCAGGACGCCTACGCCGCCGGCACGGCGAAGGGCATCCGCTCACAGCACGAGCTTCAGGCGAGTTTTGACGAGGTCACAGAGTCCCTGGCGTCAGGTGTAGCCCCGATCCTGGAGGCCGTCACCGGCTGGTTGGCCGACAACCTGCCTGGGGCCATTCGGTCAGCCCAACGCGGGTTCCAGGTCATCCAGCCGTACATCATGGCCGTGGCCGATGCCGTTGGGTCCGTGATCGGTGTCTTGATGCAAGTCGCCAATGTCGTCATTCCCGTGGTAGGCAACGTGTTGGGCGCATTCGTCACCCTTTGGCGTACCGAGTTCGAGGTCGTGTCCAACGTTGTCGGTGCCGTGATCGGGGTCATCAAGAACGTCATCAACACGGTCATCCGGGGCTGGAACAGCCTGCGGTTCACGGTGCCGTCCGTGGACCTCGGCCCGCTCGGCAAGGTGGGCGGGTTCTCCATCGGGACGCCGAACATTCGCTACCTTCACTCGGGCGGTGTGGTCCCCGGCACTCCCGGCTCTGACGTGCCGGCCATCCTCCAGGCCGGGGAGACGGTCCTGCCGGCGGGCAAGGGAGGCACGACGACCGTGAACATCTACGGCCCGGTGTACGGCGACGACATCGACGACCTGACGCGCCGCATCGCCTCGCGCCTCCAGTTCGCAGGCTGACCCGTGAGCACGGTTCCCACGGTCGAGATCGAGTCCTCGGACGTCACCGCTGAGATCGCCTCTCGGAGTCTCCGCTGGAACCTGAACACGCTGGACTTCCGCCTGGTGGATCCGTCCTCGGTTCCCGCCCTGGGCGATGCCGTCACCGTGGATACCCCGGCATGGTCGGGTGACGTCACCAACGTCCAGACAGAGGAGGACGATCGGGGCACCATCCTGTGGGCCAAGGTGACCGCCACCAACACGGACACTGCCGGAGCTTCAGCGGCTCCCTTCGGCCTGTCCGACACGCCCAACGGCACGACCACGTTCGGCTACCGCAAGCTGAAGGTGACGAACACCCGGACGTCCTCCGGGGACTCCCAGCGGGCAGAGCTCGATTGCTGGGAGGAGGGGCTGCTGCCGGGGCAGACGGTGGCCCTCACCAACGCCCAGCACGGCTTCAGCGCCACGGACTTCACCGTCGTCGATGTTCGGGTGGGCTGGGACCGCCCTGACGCTGCCGTGTACCACGTCATCCTCGGGGACGCCATCGTGACCATGAGCGTGTGGGTGAACAGCGCCGAGGCCGGCATCCTGCCGATCACGTCCACCAAGATCACCGATGGGTCCGTGACCACGCCCAAGCTGGACGCCAACGCCGTGACCGCTGCCAAGATCGCAGCCGGCACCATCACGGCCACGGAGCTCGCCGCCAACGCCATCACAACCCGCGAGCTGGCCGTAGGTGGCGCAGGGACCGGGAACCTGATCGTCAACGGGTCGTTTGAGGACGGCGAGGGCACGGCTCATACCGCGTTCCAGACGGCGAGCGACGATCTCGACGGCTGGAGCCTGCTGAACAACGCGAAGGTTCAGTTCGTCGCCTCGGCCGTCGCGCGTACCGGATCCTACGTGTGCTCGTTGGCCTCGAATGACGGAACGACTTCCCTGCCCAGCCTGTACCAGTACGTTCCGGTGATCGCGGGCAAGACCTACCGGCTCTCCGGGTTTCTGAATAAGTCCGTCTCCGGCGGAGTCCAGTTTCGGCTCCGGGCCAACACCTACGACAAGGACAAGGCCCTGGTCACAGCCAACGTGATCTCCTTGGGCAACTCAACGTCTAGCACGCAGACGCTCTATTCGGGCACCTACACCGTGCCCACCGACGGCACGGTCTCCTACCTGTTCGTCGAGATCCTATACGTCGGGACCCCCACGACTTCCGAGCGGATCGTTGCCGAGGACGTGATCCTCCAAAGCGCCGACCTGACTACAGCGAACGGGTCGGTCGTCATCGACTCCTCCGGCGTCACGATCACCAACGGCGCACTCACGGTCAACAACGGTGCTCCGGGCGTTGGCGACGTCATCATCGACGGCACGTCCAACATGTTCAAGATCGCGGCGACATCAACGAGTACATTCCCGACTGCTGGCGCGAACTCGTCCGCAACCTCCTCCGTGACGGTCGACACCACCCTGACGTATCGCCCGGCGATCATGGGTTACTTGCTCAGCGGTTCGAGCGCGATCACGCTGCCATACCTCTACTACTATGCGGCAACGTCTCTCGCTGTCTACTACGCCTACATGTACTCGCAGGTGTACGCGACATCTAAGACTAAGCTGTTCTTCTCCGTTGACAACGGGGCCGGTACATCTCAGGGAGGGTGGAGCGTCCGCTACTACATCTTGAAGGAGGCCGCTATCTGATGGCCACTCACCCCGGCGTTCTGATCGCCTACGACAAGGACCATCACGTCATCGGTACGCTCGAATACCTCGTCCAGTACGACACCGATGAGGCGCAGACCCCACTCGGACTGGTTCGCTTCGACATCCATGAGGAGAACGGCGGAGAGGCCACGGACATCTGGTCCCACGACGGAGCGAAGGGCTCCAAGGTGTGGCCGGAATACCTCGGCGCGCGGGCGCATGACTTCAGGGTGGAGCTCGAGGGCCCTGCCGGCGGCAAGCGCATCGCCGCCCTGGTCCACAAGGCCAGCGGCCACCGCCGGGAGCGAGCCGCCATCGAGTCCGCCATCGCCGACCGGATCGCCAAGGCCAACGGCGGACCGGCTGACATCAGGGACCTCGTGGGTGGGCCGACCAACGCCCTTCACCTCGACGACAAGGGGCGCACGGCCAAGCGACCCCAGCGGCCCAAGCTGCCGCTGACAGCAGTGAGGGGGAGCTGATGGTGCCTGACGGCGGACTCACCGTGGGACAGCGGATCGGCAACGTGGAGACCGCCGTGATCGCCAACTCCAACCGGATTGACAAGCTCGAGAGCTGGCAGGACCAGCTCAGGGGTGCCATGTACCTCGTCAAGTTCACGCTGGGCACGTCCATCCTGTCCTCCGTCGTGGCCATCGTGTCCCTGGTCCTCCTGGTCTCCGGGGCCGTCAAGTGAGCCCGACCACGACCTGTATCGACTGTGGGACGGAGATCCCCCGGGGCTCACGCTGCCGGATCCACCACAAGGCGCTAGAACGGCGCAGGAACCGCGATCCCAAGCGAAGTGGCTACAGGGACCCCTTGTACCTCTCGCAGCCCTCTACGGGCCTCTGCGCAGCGTGTGGGAAGCCTGGGGCGGACACCCGGGGGCATATCGTGGCCCTGGCCCATGATTACGGCAGTACCGAGACGGTGCCCATGCACCGCAGCTGCAACAGCGCACAGGGAGCGAAGACATGGCAACGGTGAAGGTGTGGAGCGAGCGGAACGACCCGAACGCTCCCGGTGGGTCCTGGAGGGACTGCACGTACAGCGCGGGACTGATGGGCCTCGTGTTCGCCGGGTTCACCAAGTTCCCGGCCGGGGCCTACACGGTGGCCGAGCGGGAAGCCCTCGAGCGGAGCGACGACCAGCCTGACGAGACGGGGGCCAGCCTGAACGATCTTCAGACCGCCATCGGCCGGCGGTACAAGCTCGACATTCCGATCAGCCGGATCGCCCTGCTGGCCCAGCATCACGCCCGGAGCGACCTCGGGTTCGTCATCCAGGGCAAGAACGGCAACCTCCCTCTCGGCAGCGACCTTCGGCGCTGGGACCCGAAGTTCACGGGCGGTCATGCCGTGTTCGTCGTCCCGACAGGGGACGGCACGACGGTCACCTGGTACGACCCTGAGGCCCCGATGGGCCACAGCGGGGACCTCGTGACCTGGCCGTCCGTGACCAGGTGGATCGGGAGCTCAGGGTCGTACATGGTGTTCCGCCGGGACTTCTACGCCCCGGCGCTGGTGTACACCGAGCAGGATCTCAAGGACCGGATCACCGAGGCGGTCCTCGAGGACCGCCGAAAGGCCCACGTCTCCTGGGACTGATCTCCCATTGCGCCCCTTGACGAGAGGCGTAGCCTGTAGGCGGTGAGTAGGCACCACCCATCAGCATGAAGCCGGCCGTGCCTACATCACGGCCGGCTTCTTTGCGTCAGGAGAACGAGGATGGACCAAGACGAGCTTGAGCGGCTGCGCCGGGAGGCCCGGCGACGGGAGCTGATCTACGAAATGGGCCAGTATCTGATCCTGATGGCCGAGGCGATCCTGGGCGTCCTGATCGTGTGGGTGGCCGTGATCATCGTCACGACACTCCGATGACCTGTTGCAAGCCGGGTTGCAACCGCAAGGTGCAGTCGTCCGCCAAGGTCCACTACGCCCTGTGCCACGAGCACACCCTCGCGGTCCTTGAGGTCTTCAGGGGTCCTGCGCCCATCGTGGCGTTCTTCGGGAACGGGAAATGGGTAACGGCATGACCATCGACGTTGCCGAGCGAATGCGCGAACTGCTCAACTCGCTCGGGATCGCGGGGCCGAACATCCGTCATGAGGAGCAGGTCGAGCCGGACCCGAAGTGGGACCGCGACGAGCGTGCTGTGTGGGAGATGACCAAGGACCAGATGTGGTGCGTCTGTGGGCGCGAATGGCCCTGCGAGGCACGGCAACTGGCTGGGTTGGTTGATCTAGCCGAGGAATACGCCCGTGCCGCCCTCGGCACCCCCGCCTCACCCCCAAAGGACCGCCAAACAGCGCCAAACTTTGGCACCCCTACCGGCGTCGAGTGCATCGCCACTGAACGCCAACGCCAGATCGACGTGGAGGGCTACGACCCGGAGCACGACGAGGACGCCGAGGCGCTGGCCCTCGCCGCTGTCGCCTACGCTCTGCCTGACGGACCGATGAGCTACTGGATCGGCGGCCGGGCAGTCGAGGCCGACGCGCTGAGGTCTGTCCTCTGGCCGTGGGACGACGATGCGTGGAAGCCGAAGGACACGCTGCGCAACCTAGTTCGGGCCGGTGCGCTCATTGCAGCCGCAATCGACGCCCTCGCCCGACTGGACGCCAAGCCTTCATGGAGTGAGGCTTCCCGGCGACTCATGGAGTCGGGGGACGCGGATTACACCGAGGAGGCCGACCATGAGTGATTGGATGCCGCCCGGAAGCAATACGTCGATCGGATGGGTCCGATCACAGGAGACGGCGCCCTCCGGGGATCGTCAAGGCTCCGACCTTGCCGACCTGCGAGAGGCGCTGGAGGGCATGGTCAATCAGTTCGCGTACTGGGGCGGCGAAGGCATCACGACGGGCGGTCTGTCCGCGCTGGAAGAGGCGTTCGCCGTCCTGGGC